GTACCGTTTAAAAATAATTTTTCACACGTAGGGGATGCGTTTGGGTATTTGATGCTCGGCGGAGGAGAACATCGGATACTCACTCGCTCTAACGCACGTTTTGGTAATCAACAACAAGTTACGGCTAAGGTAGATTTCAATGTATTCTAGTTTTCCTAATAAAAAATACAACATTATTTATGCTGATCCGCCTTGGAATTATGGTAGCAAGTCAGCAGTTAATAACACGACTGGTAGCGAAATAAAGCCTTTAAGTAATCATTACAATACTATGAAGTTACAAGAACTTAAAGAACTACCAATAAAAAAAATTACACAAAAAGATGCTGTATGTTTTATGTGGGTAACAGATTCGCACTTAGATGAAGCATTACAAATATTTAAATCATGGGGTTTCAAGTATAAAACCATAGCGTTTAATTGGATTAAAACCACATCAAAAGGCAACTACTGTAAAAATGTAGCTCCGTGGACCATGAAAAGTAGTGAGATTTGTTTGTTAGGTGTAAAAGGTACAATGTCTAAATATAAAAAATTTAACAACATAGAATCACTGGTAATTGCACAGCGTACTAAACACAGCAAAAAACCACACGAGGTTAGAAAACGAATTGATTTATTATTTGGAGATTTACCAAGAATAGAACTCTTTGCCAGAGAAAAAACCGAAGGTTGGGACGTATGGGGGAACGAAGTTTAATGTATTCTAGTTTAGAAGATATGCTAAAAAAAAAGGGTTCGGTTAACAAAGGGGGTAGGCAAGAAAGCCAACATAAACATTCCGAACCCTTAACTATAAACAACCAAGAGGGGTTAATTGCATATTATAACAGTTTAAACCGTAATGAAAGAATTATTTATCGCTCTTACCACACTGATCATGCTTATCATTTGGATTATCGTGCTTTGGATAATTCTTATTTTGGATCATTTGACGAAACCATTGCGTACATAGAAGGCTACCAACAACTGGGTCCGGCAGTCACAGTGTTCTATGAACATCAACATGCAGCCTGTTTTGGCTTTGCGCAACTGGTACCCGGTGTGTTTGAGGCATGGTGTATGGGCAGTAAATTATTTGACAAACATCCGGTCGCTGCCACTCGCACTGCGAAATTTGTGATTGATCAAGGAGCAAAGTTTCTGGCAGCTCACCGAATGCAGGTTACAGTACGTGCTGAGAATAAGGTTGCGAATAACTGGGCTTCTGTATTACAATTCAAACTAGAAGGCTGTATGAAACAATTTGGTCATGATAAAACAGACTACATGTTATACGGCAAAATTTATTAGGAGATGTTATGGGTGGGATATTATCAAAACCAAAGATTCCGGGTCCAAGCCCAGAACAAATAGCTGCTGAGAAAGAAGCCTTACAAGCGCAACGTGAAGAACGAGCGTTACTGGCGGAACAGCGTGCAACGGAAGAACAAAGAAAGTTGCAAGAGATGCAACAGCTTCAACAACGTAAACGCCGTGCCAGATATGGTGGACAACGTATGTTACTGGCTGAACGAGAAGCACCTGAAACAGGTGGGAAGAAAACAACCCTTGGAGGTTAGATGATATCAGGCAGTATAAAACGCAGCCCTTTTCAAACTTACTTTCAAACGGTAACTCCACCGGGATCAAGAAAAGGATTTGTGCAATTAAGGAGAGGTGGTCCATCTGGTCAACCCATGATTCCAAGTTATGCTGCTGCCAAAGAGTTCAAGGAAATTACAGGTGAAGAATACACAGGTGAAACCCTTGCCCCAACCAAAGATGATTTAGCTAAAGAACGTTTTGCTTTAGAAGAAAAGCAAGCCATTGAACGTGAACGTGTGGCTAAAGAAAGTTTAGCCATGACACAAAGAAAAGTACAGCAACGTCAACGATTGATGGCAAGAAGGGCGGCTGCACAAAGACGTGCAACCTTAATGCAACTGACCGGTGAACGATTTAGAAGATAGGAGGATCAATGCCAAAAGTCATAGGTAAAGATGGGAAAACAAAAATGTTTCCCTACACAGGAAAGGGGATTGCTCAAGCCAAAGGTTACGCCAAAGATACTGGTGGTAAATTTGTGATGGGTGGTCCAAAAGATAATTTCAAAAAAAAGAAGGTAAAGTCATGAAAAAGAAAAAAGGATACGGCGGCGGCGGTAAAAAGAAGTAATGGAACGCAAATTTAAGTCTGTACCCAAAAGTAAAAAAGGGGTACCCTTAAAGTATTTAGCTAGTGCTAAAAACAAAAAGAAACGTGAGAGTGAAATCTTACGCACCAGACGATTGTATCGTATGGGTTTGTTAACGCCTAGTATGATGGACAAGATTAGCAAGGAGCGAGCAAGTGGCAAGTAAATATCCAAGCAGTTATACCAGCAAGTTTAGTAAAAGCACGTTGGATAAAGTCTACAAGCGAGGTTTAGGTGCGTATTATTCTAGTGGCAGTCGTGGTGTTAGCGCTCATGCTTGGGCGATGGGCCGAGTACGATCTTTTGTTACCGGTAAAGGTGGTGCAAGAAAAGCTGATAAAGATTTACTGGGAAAGAAAAGTGGCTAACGAAGAATATAAAAAATTTATTAGGGAAAAAGAAGGTAAAGAACTTTTAGCTTATAAACCTGCCCCTAACGCAAAACCCGGAGATGTAGATTATGAAAAATATTACACGATTGGGTATGGTCATTATGGTCCTGATGTAAAAGAAGGACAAACTATAACTGAAGCACAAGCAGAAGCATTGCTTGACAAAGATGTTACCGAAAGGTTAACAGCGATACGAAAAGCTATTAAAGATTTTGATTCTTTTCCAGAAGACATAAGAGTTGATTTGTTTGCATCTTGGTATCGTGGTGGTTTATCAGGCAGTCCAAACACTATTAAGTTAATTAATGAAGGGAAGTATGAAGAAGCTGCTCAAGAATTTTTAAACAATAAAGAATACAGAACAACTACTTTAGATGGTATCAAAAATAGAATGGAAATTACCAGTCAAAAAATTGGTGAACTAATAAATTTTAAAGATAGCTCATCGCAAAGTAGATTTGCACAAATGAGTTTTGCAGACCAAGGGAGTCAAGATGCTTTTATGGATGTTATGTCAAATTCTAATCTTGACCAACGTGATAAGTTTTTAAAAGATATTTATGGTGATCTTAACTTAGAAGAACTTGGTGGGCCTTGGAATCGTGTTACATCAAGTATTGGAGCAACAACAAAGTTTGGTATTGTAGAAGCACAGGCAGAGGCTATGATTTCTGAAGATCAAAGATTTGAAGAACCTGATGTTAGATATGGACTAAAATATCGTAATGGTGGTTTTAGTGCAGAGATGTTTAGACAAGGCGAAAAAGACACAATCAAAGCAAGTTTTAGGAAGAAATTTTAATGGCAAAAATATCAGTACAACAAATTATAAAACGTTTTAGCGCAGCAAAAGCACGCAAAGAACAATGGGAATCAGTCTATGAAGACTGTTATCGTTTTGCTTTGCCGAACCGTAACTTATATGAAGGCTACTTTGAAGGTAAGACGGTTGGTCAAAACAAAATGGCAGATGTGTTTGACAGTACAGCAATCAGTTCAACGCAACGATTTGCTAATCGAATACAATCAGGTTTGTTTCCACCGCATACTAACTGGTGTCGATTAGAACCGGGCAACGAAATTCCTGAAGAAGATCGTCAAGCGGTGCAAGGTATCTTAGATGATTATTTAGATAAGATGTTTACAGTGATTCGTACTTCTAATTTTGATTTAGCAATGGGTGAGTTCTTACTTGACCTTGCTGTAGGCACAGGCGTGATGTTAATCCAAGAAGGTGATGAGCTAACGCCTATTCGCTTTACTTCAATTCCAATGTATTTAGTTTGTTTTGAAGAAGGCGCACACGGTAAAGTTGAGAATGTCTATCGTAGATTACGATTGAAAGCAGAACAAATCCAAGTACAGTTTCCAGATGCAAAACTCAGTCAAACATTAGAACGTAAAGTTAAAGATCATCCGATTGAGGAGATTGATTTCTTAGAAGCTACGATCAAAGATTTAGATACAGGGCGTTATTACTACTGTATTATTCATGAACAGGAAAAATTTAAAGTAGTAGATCGTGTACTTGAATATTCACCTTGGGTAATATCTAGATACATGAAAGCAGCCGGTGAAGTTTATGGTCGTGGACCATTGACCGTTGCGATACCTGATATCAAAACCTTAAATAAAACTAAAGAATTATTATTGAAAAACGCATCACTATCGATTGCAGGTGTATATACGGCTGCTGACGATGGGGTACTTAATCCAAACACGGTGGCACTCAAGCCCGGTGCGATTATACCGGTAGCTCGTAATGGTGGACCACAAGGAGAAAGTCTAAGACCGTTGCCTCGTAGTGGTGATCCACAGTTATCACAGATTGTGATTGATCAATTACAGATGTCGATTAAAAAGATATTACTGGATGAGTCTATTCCAAGAGATGATATGTCAGCTCGTAGTGCAACTGAGATACAACAACGTATTCAAGAACTGGCACAGAACTTAGGTAGTGCGTTTGGGCGTTTGATTACAGAAACAATGCAACCGATTGTGCAACGCACCTTGCAGATTATGAATCGACAAGGCTTGATTGAATTACCACTTAAAGTCAATGGGCTTGAAATACGTATTAAACCAGTGAGTCCGATTGCCATGTCACAAAACAGCAGTGATATTAGTAACTTAATTCAGTATGCACAACTTATTGGACAGCTAGGTCCAGAGGGTGCTAGTGTATTGAAGATTGGAGAGATTGCAGATTATATTGCAGATAAACTTGGTATACCTGTAAACTTAATTAACAGCGCACAAGAGCGTGCTGAAATACTACAACAAACTCAGGAGGCTGCTACACAGCTTGCTGAACAAACGGAGGGTGTATGAGTTGGGATGAATTAACTTTGCTTGATGAACAAGCAGTCGAACATAAAGAATATATTAACGTAACTGAATTGAATCGTTTGTACGCTAGAGTATTTAATACTGATGATGGACAGAAGGTGTTAAAACATTTACGAGCGATTACAATAGAACAACCGGCATTTATTCCCGGTGAAGAAGCAAGCTATGGGTTTTGTCGTGAAGGACAAAATTCATTAATTAGAGAAATCGAAAAACGTATAGCGAGGGCAAGAGGATGAGTGAAGAAAATCAAGCAGTAGAGAATGAAGGTTTATTAGACGAAGGAATTAAAGAGGTACAAGCTGCCGAAGCTGAAGCCAAAGAAGAACACCCAGAAGTCATTGAGGATGTTTTTGCTAAAGATCCAGAAGAAGTCAATACCGCCATTGCAAGTGAAGACGAAGATACTGAGTTTGTTAGACCTGAGTATTTTCCTGAGAAGTTTTGGAATGATGAAGATGGACCTGATGTAGAAGGCTTAGTCAAGTCATATCGTGAAATGGAGAAAAACTTTTCACAAGGCAAACATAAAGTACCTGAAGAATATGATATCTCATTTGCAGAGCAATCTGGTATACCACAAGATGACCCTCTTATGGCACGTTTTAGCAGTTGGGCAAAAGAGCATGGCGTGAGCCAAAGTGCTTTTGAAGCCTTAGCTAAAGATTATATTGAGATGGAAACATCATCGCTAGAACAATTTAAAGTTGATGTACAAGCTGAAAAAGATAAACTTGGGCCAGATGCAGACCAAATCATTAAATCAACAGCTAACTGGGCAAACGGTTTACTCAACAAAGGTGTCTTTAACGAAGAAGAATTAGAGGCATTTAAGACCGCAGCCGGTACTGCAGCAGGTGTGAGAGCATTACAAAAACTTAGACGTTTTTATGGAGAAGCACAAATACCTGTAGCTGAACCATCAATGGAAGGTGTCCCAACTAAAGATGAATTGTATGCTATGGTTGGAACTAAAGAATATAAAGAAGATCCTGCATATCGAAACAAAGTACAAAAATGGTTTAAAGTCAGATTCCCTGATGACCCTAACACAGACTATATAATTTAGCTTGTAATTACTTGTATTTTAATTATAGAATATACACTAAGGATAACAGTGTAACTCTGCCCTTGCTCTCGAATGAGGTGTGGTAGGCACAACCTACAAGTCTGAAGCCCACATGGACAACTTCGTGGCGTTAATAACTTAACTTTATATGGAGATATTATGAGTACAAGTATTAGCTCAAGTTTTGTTACCATATTTGATGCCGAGGTCAAACAAGCATACCAGTCTGATCGTGTATTAGCAGGTACTGTAAGGGAGAGAGCAGGCGTACAAGGTAACACATATAAGTTTAACAAGTTAGGTTCAGGTGTAGCGAACTTACATATTCCACAATCTGATGTAACACCGTTAAACTTAGCACACTCACAAGTAACCGCTACTATGTCGGATTACAATGCTGCTGAATATTCAGATATATTTACAAGCGGCAAGGTACTCTTTGACGAAAGAGCAGAACTTGTAAAAGCTTTATCAATGGCGATTGGTCGTAGAATGGACCAACTCGTAATCGATGCGATTGATGGAGCAGGCACATCATTAACTGTAGCCAACTCGATTGGTGGCTCTAACACTAACTTAAACGTTGATAAAGTATTAGAAGCTAAAAAGTTAATGGATCAAAAGAACGTACCTGCTGAAGGTCGTTTTTTCTTATGTCATTCAAACAACATGGCAGCTTTCCTAGACGACAGCGATGTGAAAACTATTGATGTCAACACCACTAAAGCATTAGCTCAAGGTACTGTTGATTCATTCTTAGGGTTCAAATTCATTGCTATCGGTGATAGAGATGAAGGTGGGCTTGCTATTGATGGTTCGTCTGACAGAACATGTTTAGCATGGCATCAAAGCTCAACAGGGCTTGCTATGAACATGGATAAGAAAACAGAGATTAACTACATTGCTGAAAAAGCATCGTTCTTAGTGAACTCAATGTTTTCTGCTGGGGCTGTTGGTATTGATACCAACGGTATTGTT